CCACCACGACCCTGGAGTACCCCTTGAGCATCGTCACCGAGGTCGCATCCGAGCACGAGGCCGCCTACCGCTACGTCGTCGGCGACGACGAGGAGACGTACGTCTCCATCAAGGACATCGTCGGCTCCCTGCTGGAGTTCTCCGAGAAGTTGGAGGGCATGGGCGGCATCTTCGAGCAGATCGGTGACGCCTTCACCCAGGTCGCCGTCCAGATCGCGGAGCCGTTCATGCAGGTTCCGACCGAGACCGCGACCGTCCTCAGCCTGCTTAATACCTCCCCCTCCGGGGGCGCTGAGTGAAGACAGCCCGCGACAACGCGGTCTGGAAGGTCCGGGTCCTGATGAACGGCCGGTACGGCTGGAAGCCCAAGACGTACTTCTACTCCCGCGAGTTCCACATCACGGACTGGCGGGAGAAGGCCGACCGCGCACCCAACCTGTTCCAGATCGACTTCATCGGCAAGTACACCCTGGAGGAAGACAGTGTCGCGTAAGACGACCACCACCACCGTGGTCCACAGCGAGAAGGACAAGGACGGCAACTGGAGCGAGTTCTCCAAGACCGTCACCACCGTGGTCGAGCGGGACGACGACGGCTACCCCTACGGCCCGCTGGCCAACTTCTACCTCGGCGGCCGGTACGCGAAGCAGCGCTACGGCCAGATCGGCGACTACCTGGCCTGGTACGACGCCCTGGGAGCCCGCCCGGCCAAGAAGCAGGAGCCGGAGCAGGAGGACGGCCAGGATGGCTGAGGGAACCCCGCCCCCGGTCGGTTCCATAGGCGTTGTCGCGACCGGCGGGATCATCGGCTGGGGCATCAGGCTGCTGACCTTCTCCCGCTACAACCACGCCTACATCGTCGGCCCGGCCGGTCTCCTCGTCGAGGCCCAGCCGGGCGGCGCCCGCCTCGGCCACATCTCGATGTACCCGAAGGCGAAGTACAACAGCCGCACCGTCATCCCGGACGAGACCCGGGAGAAGATCTGGCAGACCGCCCTCGGCTTCGCCCAGGCCAACAACGGCAAGGGCATCGGCTACGGCTGGCTCGACGACATCGCGCTCGGACTCCGGTTCTTCGGGTTCTGGTCGCCGTGGATCGCGAACCGTATCGCCCGGCAGGACCGGCTCCAGTGCGCGCAACTGTGCGACCTGGCGTACTCCCGCAACGGTGTCCACCTCTTCGACGACGGGCGCCTGCCGCTCGCGGTCGACCCGGGCGACATCGCAGACGTCTTCTGACCACCCCACCCTCACGCGAGGAGCACCAGACAGTGACAGCGAAGACCTGGCTTAATACCCGCCCCCACCGGCCCATGGCGTCCCTGAGACAGTGGCACCGGGCGGTGGGGGAGAAGTACTTCATCGAGCGCGACGAGGCCGAACGGGACGACCTGATCGCCTTGCGGTCCACGCTCATCGGCGAGGAGGTCCAGGAGGCCCTGGAGGCCCTGCTGAACTACCGCAAGGCCCAGATCATGGACGACTTCGCCCAGGCCTCGCCGACCGCTGTCCTCTTCCCCGGCGGCAAGCCTGATCCCGAGGCACCACACTGGTACGAGGCACTGGCCAAGGAACTCTCGGACGTCCTGTACGTCATCTACGGCACCGCAGACCTCCTGGAGATCCCCCTGGAAGCGGTCTTCGCCGAGGTACACCGCTCGAACATGAGCAAGGTCCGCGAGGACGGCACGGTGCTCCGGCGCGAGGATGGCAAGATCCTCAAGCCTGACACCTACCGCGAGGCCGACGTCCACGGCGCGCTCACCGGAGAGTGGGTGTAGGACACGAGGAAGCCCCCGACTCCTGGGCTAGAGGGAGTCGGGGGCTTCCTGCATTCTGTCAGGCGTCGAACGCCTTGTCCTTAACGCTGTGGACGAACGCGGTCCACCCGTCGGGGGTGAAGTTGAGCATCGGGCCGGTCGTGTCCTTGGAGTCCCGGACGAACCGGCTGCCGTCGATGGACTCGGCAACCTCGATGCACTCGGCCGAGCCGTTGCTGTAGCTGCTCTTGAAGAAGACCAGGTCCTCGTTACCGTGCATGGCTGTATTCCTCTGCGATGTTTCTGATCATGTCGACGGACTTCTCGGGCCGCTCCGAGGCGGCCACGAGCCGCTGGAAGATTTCCTCGTGACGGCTCAGGTCTGATTGCTTGTCGAGGTACGTGGCGCTCGTGAGTCCTTCCGCGTAGACGATGGATCCGGGGACGTCCTCGAAGGACAGGTAGGAGAAGCTGTAGCCCATCGAGACGTGGGCCCCAGCGTCGAAGGGCAGTACCTGGACAGTGACGTTCGGCTGCTCCTGCGCCAGGTCTGCCAGGGACCGCAACTGCTCCTGCATGATGGCCTTCGAGCCGACCACTCGGCGCAGCACGGCCTCGTTGAGGATTGCCCACACCTTGGGGGCGTGGTCGTCGGTCAGGATGCTCTTCCTCTGGACTCGTGCACTTGCACGAGCCTCGACCTCGTCGGTCGAGAAGTCAGGCTCCGTTGCCCGGATCACGGCCTGCGCGTAGCTCTCGGTTTGCAGCAGGCCGGGAACCAGCTCGGTCTGGTACGTCCAGATCGACGCGGCGTCCGACTCGAAGCCCAGGTAGGGCTTGAACCACTCCGGCAGGGCGTCTCCGAAACTATGCCACCAGCCGTTCTGTCTGCTCCGTCGCGTTAGCGCAATGAACTGCCGGACCTCCTCGGGATCCTGAACTCCGTACTCATTGAGGAGGAGTTTGGCATCCTGGTCAGATAGCGGGGACTTACCTCCCTCGATCCTGCTGACCTTGGACTCAGACCATGCGAGCGACTTGGCGACCTGCGCGGCTGTCAGGTTCTTGGCCTGGCGCAAGTTGCGCAGCTCTTGACCGAGCCGTCGCTTCAGCACGGTCGGACTTGCTGCCAACGTGACCTCCCAGGTTGCGGGTACTGCTGCACAGTCTGCCACCCCCTCCTAGCACACAACAGCCTTCACCCTTACGTGCACTTGCTGATCCCATGCACTTGCATGACAGGCCGATGCGGAGGATGCTACTAGCGCAGGGTGGTGACGTCGTTACTCGCCCTTGCAACTGCTGTTCGAATTACGGCCGTTGGGCTAGCGGCCGTACGGAACGAAGGAGTGCACGTGGGCGACGAGAGGACGAGAACGAGGAAGCACCCGGCTCCCCCCAAAACGTGGACCTCGCGGCAGACCGACGAAGCCGTCAAGGTGCTCAAGGACGCGCTCTCTGGCGTCGGGATCACGCTGCCCACGGTCGAGCGCGCGTACGGGGAACTGACCATGCCGCTGGTCGACCTCGGCCGCGCCCGGCCGGACGTCGTGGTGGAGCTGGCGAGCTGCCTCACCGAGCTGGTGGAACTGCGCCAGTTGGCGAAGGCGCTCCTGGAAGGGCCGCAGGAGGAGAAGGAGACGGTCGATGGTTGAGGAGAAGGTCGAACTCAGGCGCGGCGTCATCGTCTACGACACAGTCCTCAACGTCATCGCGGAGGTCATGGAGGTCGGGCCCCAGAACGTTGCCCTGCGCCGAACGGGCGGCGGTACGGAGTGGTGGAGGGACAAGGACTACCTGCGGGCCCCCACCACGAGCGAGCGGCTGAGCCCCGGCGTGGCTGTGGCCAACGCCAAGAGCAGGGGGGAGCTGCTGTGACCCGATCCGTCATACGTCACGTCGACCACACCATCGGCCTGGATCCCCATGCCGAGCGCGACATGGAGGACATTGAGTGCACGTCCTGCGACTGGACGGCTGGGGGCCTCCCCTTCGCTGACCTCCAGGAGCAGGCGCTGAAGCACTCGGGCGCCGAGAAGCACTATGGCTTCCGCCAAGTCACCACGAACTACTGGCGAGTGGTCCGGCACGACGAGGACCTTGCCATCCAGTTGTCTGTTCCGGTGGTATCTCGCGGAGGGGGCTGCCTGCCGGAACAGACCTAATCCGGCCGCCGAGGATCATCCCCTCGGCAGTCGGAGCACCTCCGACAGGAATGGCGTAGGCGCGGCAGACGTGCTGCCGACTACGTCCTGTCCGTCCTGACGAGGATGCCGCGCTCGCTGTCCTGGCGCGGTGAGGGTGCAGAACCCCGGCCTACTGCCTCCCCCGTGGCAGTGGCCGGGGTTCTTTTTCGCCTTTACTTGTCAAGTAGCTTCAAATAAGTCCTTGACAAGGCGTAGCGTTCTGGGTAGGTTTCTGCCCGTAGGATTTGCACGTCAGGGAGGGACCGATGGCACAAGACAGGACCCGCAGGGGTAACGAGGCGCACGAGCGGGCGATGAAGCACGTCGCCATGCTCACGGAGGCCAGCATGGAGCTGCGGGCCGAGCCCAAGATCGCCAGGCGGCTGGACGGGCTGATCCGGGGGATCCCCCTCCACTGGGACATTCATGACCAGACCCAGTTCAGCAAGCAGACGCTGGAGCAGGTCGGCGACCTGTTGGGCGAGATCGGCGTGTGCGAGCTGTGGAAGCGGAACGGACGCGTCGTCTATGACCTCCACGAGGAGCTGTCCGACGCGCTGGCCCGCTCCCGGATGGGCACGGTTCCAGGGCGCATCTTCGACCAGCTCCCGCACATCAATCCCATGGTCGTCCTACCGGACCCCTGGCCAGCCGGACCGGGCAGGGGCACCAAGGAAGGCGGTTGGGTCCGCGCTTTCATGATCTTCGGCTGGGTAGGACGGGCCCTCTGTAATACCAATGATCCGCAGCGCGAAGGCCTCGGCGTCCTGTACCTCTACGACGTGGTCGATGAGGACACCGGCGAGATCATCGCCGGTGGAGCACGGGACTTCATGCCGCTGCCCACCAGCATGGAGAAGTTCTCGGCTCAGGACGCGATCAAGCACGTGGAGCAGTGGCAGGGTGCCGTGGTCGACTCGGCGGAGCTGCGGCGGGCGATGAAGTCCTTCCGGCCGCTGCTCGAAATGACCTTCTCGGTGATCACCTACCTGTGCACTGACAATCGCGACGTCGAGGAGCCCCCGGAGTGGCTGACGGCCCAGCGGAAGCGGAAGACCGGAAAGGGCCGCCAGCGCAAGGAGCGCGAACCGTTCTGGGTCCGCGTCGGCTGGTACATCGGTCCCAAGCTGCACGAGGCACGCCAGCGGGCCAGCCACGCCCCGAAGTCTGACGTCTCCATCCCCTCCGGCGTTGAGTACGGCCCCCAGCACCGGGCCGGGCACTTCAAGACGGTCTGGATCGGGCCCGGGAAGTCCGGCCAGCGCACGCAGTCCACCACCACCTGGATCGAGCCGTACTGGACCAAGCTGGAGGACCTGCCGGAGGACATGGACCCGCCGACGCAGATCGTGCAGGTCGACCCGCAGCGCGGGGACCCGTTCCGGCGCCGCAACACCATCGGCAAGTAGTCATGGCCACACTCAGCCCCGTTTGCCACACTGGCAGGCGGGGCTTCGTGCTACCCGTAAGTGAAAGAGCTGTGCGTTAGGCGGGGCTTACGCGCTTGCCTCGTCAAGCCCTACAGGCGAGTTGTGGCGCAGATCACGTCAAGCGGTTTGCCGAAGTGGCTTGCGAAGCCGTAACTGACGCCAATACAGTTACTACGTCAGCAAGTACTACTCGACCTAGGAGGACCCAATGCCCCCCAAGGGCAAGGCAGTTGCTGGAAGCGGCGGACGTGGAAAGCTCGGAACCAACAAGGAAACCGAGGCCCTGATCAAGAAGGCCCGGAAGCAGGGCTGGACGGTCGAGGTCACCGGAGGCAACCACCTCAAGTGGACGCCGCCCCCGCTCGACAAGCCACGGAAGGACTGGACGGATGACGACCGAGACAAGCAGATTCCCGAGATCTGCGGCCTTACGCCCGTCAGCGTCGCGTACACCAAGCTGAAGAACCGCCTCGTAAAGAAGGGACTTAATCTCTAGCTCTTATAGCGAGAAACATCCCGGGTACCATTAAAAGTCGCAAGCCCCAATAGCGACGGACGGTACCCGGGATGTTTCTTTTGCTCGCTTCGGAATCAGGAGGGGGCGGACTGTCCGTCGACAACCCCTTGGTCCTAGGCCCGATCGCGGCCTTCATATTCGCCGTGTTCGTCACCGAAGTCGTCGTCTCCGGCAAGGCATACCGGCGCGAGGTCGAAGAGAACAAACGACTCCGCGCTCTGACCGAGAAGGTCGTCCCCCTCGCCGAGCAGATGGTCTCCGCCGCCAAGGACCTCGTCCAGGCCACCCGGGACAGCGTCGCCACCCAGGCCACCGTCACCGACGTCCTGGAAGACGTACTGGATCTGTTTCAGAGCGACGGAGGCCCCCGGCCCCGCCGGAGGAGGCCGTGATGCCCCTGCTGCCCCAGACACGCAGACGCGACGACATAGCCGACCTGGAAGACCTCGTAGACCGCTGCATAGACGAGGTGTCCAAGGTCGTCGGCTCGGCCCCCGAGCACATGAGCCGCCTGCACATCACCAGAGTGCGCCTCGTACGGCTGCGCACCGGCTTCGCCCAGGCCCGGGAGGATAGCCATGCGCAGGGCGCCTGAACCCATCCCCGCGACCGGCGACGCCTACGCAGGCGGCTACGCCTTCACCGTCGGTGGCAGTCCCCTCCGCCAGCAACTCCTCTCCGCCGACCAGTTCGCCGGAATGCAGCCATGGGAAACTCCAGCCGGAATGCCGCTAGGCTCGAATACCGAGGCAGGCAGTTCCCTGTAGGAGACCCACATGTACACATCCCGCTGCGTATTCGTAGACGGCCAGCATGTCTATTCAGGGACTGACTGCCCTCATAATCTTGAAGAGGACGAAGAAGGGCCGGTAAAGGAACCGGGCTGGACCGTCCAGCAAAACCGGTAACCCCGACCCTGCACGAAAGAGGAACACAGTGGCTGCTGCATCCAAGAACACCGAGGCCCCCGTCGGCGAGACCCCGGCCGCGATCCCGGCCGCAGTGCCCGGCCGCTCCTCGGACTGGGACCACCCGAACCTGGGCTGGACCGTCCAGCACGGCACCAAGTACGAGAACGTCGACGGCATCCCCGGCCAGGTCTTCGTCCACGCCCAGTTGCCCGACCCGGCCGCCCAGCGCGCCATCGGTCTGGACCCGGCCACCTCCAACGCCGGTCTGGTCGTCCTGACCCCCGAGGAGGCCGCGAAGCACCCGGGCGGCCCCGAGGCCGACGACCGCCTCCCCGGTACCGGTGTCTACGAGGGCACCCGCAACGCGGGCACCGCCACCGCTCCGGGCGCCGACGCCCCGGCCATCGCCTCCACGGTCGCCAACGTCCCGGCCTGATCCAAGCAGCCCCAAAGCCCCTGCTTCCCGTCACCGGGGCAGGGGCTGCTGCGTAAGGAGACACAGTGGCACGCAGAGGCCCACGCGGCCCCAACAAGCGCGGCAACGACTTCGAACAACTCAGCCTGTTCTCGATACCGTCCACGCCCGAGCCGCCCCGCACAACGCCCAACCCCGGACCCCGGGCGGGCTCCCGCCGGATGATGTCGCAGGAACTCGCCGACGCCATCCAATTGGCCAAGGACGGCGACGACGGGGACCTCCTCCCATACCAGCCGACCCCCTCTATCAATCCGCCGCGCCCGAGAACTCTTGCCGCTGGATACGACAAGGATTCTCAGACGCTACGGGTCCGATTCCGCAATGGCCAGGTCTACGGCTACTACAACGTCCCGCCGAATGTCTGGCGGAACTTCAAGCGCGTCCGGTCACCGGGCCGCGCAATCAACCGAACGCTGAACAACTTCGCCTACGCACCGGAACACGATCTCGACGAACCCACCGGCGACTACTGACTTACCATTTCCGGCCGCCCGGAGAATAGGCTCCTTCCCATGCCGAATACACATGGGGTGGGGCCCTTCTTCGTTCACGCGGTGAACCTGCGCCCCCATACGCCACTTATCCACCGCGCCCCCACGGACGAGATACAGCCGCCCTACCGGCGCTCCAATTCCGTGATCCTCAAGATATGGCCGGGGAAGGGAATCGTCCTCGGCCGCTGGCGCCACACCTGGCGCTCGGAAAGCGACGCCCTCTACACCGCACTCCAGGGATATGGAAACGCCATGTCGACGGACGATATCCGCGACCACGCCAGCAGATTCGATAAGGACCTCGATGAACTCGTCATCTGAGAACACCGAGGACGAGAAGGAAGCGGCCCGCCGGACCGTGTCCCAGAAGACGAACGACACCGACGAGGAGTACGAGGTCCTGTGCGCACTTGGGCTGATGTGAAGCGCGCCCTTCGGGGCGGCGAAGAGGTAGTGAACCCAGTCCGAGCGAAGGTCGCCAAGAGGCTCGACCGGCTGCCGTCAGGGGACGTACTCGACTGGGCGGACAGCGTCGGCTCGGGCCTGGCGAAGGCGCTCGACGACTACCGCAAGCAGGCCACGCCGGAGAGCCTGCTGGAGGCCCACCGAGGGGCCCAGAGCCTGCTCGGCGTCCTGGACGTCTTGAGCAAGCGCGAGGCATGAAGAAGGCCCCCACCCTCAATCGGGTAGGGGCCTTCGGTGTTTTCGCAGGTCAGGCGGCCAATCGCCATTTTTCCAAGTTGATGACGTACGTGAACGATCCCCTGGAAGTTCGTCCAGCAGAGTGCGGAACCTGGCTCGTCATCTGCCCGTTCGTGAACTCGACCAGACGGGGGTCGATGTTCCCCGTCACCTTCATAGGCGGCAGCGGCGGCTTGCGCCCCGGAGCGGGCACCAGAAGAGGCTCGACGATGCTCTCCCAGGCCCCGTCCTTCCAGGCCCTCCAGCGGGCCCTCAGCGCCTCCTTCGGCGGGAAGTGCTCCGGCATCTCAGACCACGGGCACCCCGTACGCGCCTTGTAGAGAAGACCCTCCACCAGCGACCGCAGATCGTGGCTCTTCTTCGAGGTCCGGAAGCTGATCCGAGGACGGATCTCCTCCCACAACGCATCGGTCATCTCGACCGGCTGAACACCCCGCTGCCCGAACCACTGCTCGATGTCGGAGTCGGGCCCGAAGCGACCCTCCAGCGGAACCGGCCCGGTGAGCGTCACCTGGATCTCCAGCAGGTCCATGATCTCGGCCTTCTGCCGGTCATTGATGTGCTCCAGGTTGAAGCTGGCGATCTCGACCAAGCGCTTGAAATCCTCGGCCCGAGTGGCGGCCAGTTCAGCTTCCGTCAGCATGTCCTGGGCATCGTCCAGCATTGTCTGCTTGGCAATGATGCTCTCGTTGAGCTGCGCCACAGCAGCATTGATCGCCTTAGCATCGACGCCCGCCTTTGCGAGATCGATAAGCGTCGTGGTGGTCAGCTTGCGCAGGCCCTCGATTTCCTCGTTGAGGGCGTCAATACGCTCGACGTACATCTGCCGGTGATCCGGCGCCGTGGTCACCCAGTCCTTGGCGATCTCGCGCAGCTTGTTCCTGTCGCCGAGGAAGTTCTTCAGGCTGTCCCAGACGACTTCTTCCAGCGCCTCGGCGTCGATCACGGAGTCACCGCACTTCTTACCGGTGCAGCGGTAGGTTCGACGGTCCTCGGCCTTTACGTAGACCCCGGTGTAGTGAGCGCCGCATTCGCCGATCACGCGGGTGCTGAGCGGGTGGTACTTGTACGGGCCGGTGAGGTTCCAGCCGTTTCGCTTGAGGGCGTGGCGGATGGACATAAGCCGGTCGATCTCGAAGACCATCGGGGTGTCGATGATCACCATCGGGCCATGCTTCGGCGTGCCGTCCGCGTTCATCTTGGTGGCGCGCTTACGGCGCTTGTTGACGACCTCGTCGGTGTTTCGGTAGACGACGAAGCCGTCCAGGGCCGTGTTGAAGAACTTGTGGCGGAGGTTGGTTCCCGTCCACTCCACGCCCGTGCGGGTGAAGCGGCCGATGAGGTTGAGCATGTGTGCGGCGCGGTCGACGGTGTAGCCGCCTTCGACGATGAACTGGGCCGCGAGTGCGAGGGTGCGGCACTCCTGGGGGTCGAGACCCAGCTTGGAGTCGCGCTTGCCCTGGTTCTCGATGTAGTAGCCGAACGGCGGGGGGCCGCCGGTCCAGCCTCCGGCAGCGGCCTTCATGTTGAGGCCGTTCTGGGTGCGCTCCAGGATCGTGCGCCATTCCATCTCGGAGAAGGAGGCGAGCTGCTGGAGGGCGGTTACGCCGTGGGTGGTGGTGGTGTCGATCTCCTGGGTGACGGAGATGATCGAGGTCCCGGCGTCTTCGAGGGCCCAGACCCAGTGCCAGAAGGCGCGGCCGGTGCGTCCGATGCGGTCGAACTTGTGGACGGCGACGACGTCGATCTGCTTGGCGAGGACGTCCTTCTCCAGACGCATCATCTGGGGGCGGTCCTGCCGGGCGCCGGACTCGCCTGCGTCCTCGTAGATCTCGGCGAGTTCCCAGACGATGTTGGTGTTGTTGCGCTCCTCGATGGCGTTCTTGGCGTCGATGTGGTCCTGGATGCCCTTGAGCTGAACGTCGAGGCCGTAGCCGACGATCTGGTCCTTGGTGGAGACGCGGAGGTAGGCGCCGACGCGCTTGACGATGCGCGCTAGGGCGATGGGGGACTTGAAGGTCCCGGGCACGCCGGGACGGAGGTCGTTGACCTTCTGGGCGCGGGCGCGGGCACGTTCGGCCGCTATGCTGGCCATGGTTCAGTCTCCTTTACAGACTGATCAAGGCCCTGTCGCCGCGCCTAGACTCGCGGTGGCAGGGCCGTTGTGTTGATCAGTGCAGTATATGGGGAACGTCCGTGTTGGGTAGGGCAGTTGTTCTAGGCGGCTGCTTGGGCGTCTTCGTCCTGCGGGGTGAAGAGGATGGTCAGGAGCCTGTTCCAGCGGCTGTCTTCCATCCGGTCGTTGGTCAGGGTCACGGTGATCAGGGGCTCGTCGGAGCCCTGGGTATTAAGTGCTGCCAGGTTCGTCATGCCAGGAACCGTACTACGGCTTCCCGATTACGTCTATGCGCGAGTCTTGTAAAGGGCATTGCGCACTCTGCTTGACGTGGGTACGCTCAGGAGCGCAGCGACACCCCGCAACAGGAGGAAGCGTGACCACCGCACTTCGCAGCGCGATCGACGAGTACCTGAGCAACCGGCGCGTGGCCAAGGCCGACAACACGATGCGCACGGACGAGAGCCTGCTGCCCCGCTTCGCCGACCACCTCGGCAACCCCAGCTTCGACGCCCTCACCCCGCAGCAGGTCCGGGACTTCTTCTACGGCGACGGCGGGCTCATGGACATCCACGTCACCCGCATCAAGGGCCAGGCCCTGCGCGCGGCCGTCGGGCCGACGACGCACAACCACTACCGCAAGCGCCTGAAGGTCTTCTTCGCCTACGCCCACGCCAACGGGCACGCCCCGCTGGACAACTACCTCTCCCTGGTCGAGCCACTGCCCGAGCCCGTGCGCAAGCGGATGCAGCCCTCCCCGGGGATCCTGCTCCAGCTCCTGGACCAGGCCGAGTGTGCGATGCACCGGGCGTACCTGGCCGCTGCGGTCAACACCGCCTGCCGTGCGAGCGAGCTGCAAGCCTTGAAGGTCGGGGACGTCGACTTCGCACAGAGCGAGGTTTTCGTGACCGTGATCAAGACGAAGGAGGAGGATGAGATGCCGCTGACCGCCGACCTGGAGCGGGAGCTGCGCGTCTGGTTCGAGGAGTACGCGGCCCTGCTGGGGCGCCCGCTCCGGGACGACGACTACCTCTTCCCCTCCCGCTCCGGCAACCAGATCAAGACCCACTACTTCGACGAGGAGTTGGGCCGCCGGGTGTACGAGCGCACCCCGTACGTCTGGCACGCTGACCGGCCGGTGGAGCGCACGGAGAAGATCGTGAAGGGCGCCCTGGAGAGACTGGGCCTGCCCACACGCTATGAGGGCACCCACACTGTCCGCCGGGCGGTGGCCCGCGCGTATTTCGACAAGCTGTCGGAGGAGGCAGGCTACGACGCGGCGCTGCGTACGGTCTCCGCGCTGCTGCACCACCGCAACATGGCGACCACGGAGCGCTACCTGGGACTGTCGAGCGAGAGGCGGCGCCGGGACGAGACGATGAAGGGCCAGCCGTTCCTGACCTCGATGGTCTCCCAGCAGAACGTTGTGCCGCTGCGCCAGGCACGGTGACACGACGAAGGCCCCACCGGAAGCTGCACCGGTGGGGCCTTCGTGCTGCACTCGCCAATCAGTTGAAGATGGCGTCGACCGCCGCGTAGACGACGAACCCGAGGACGAAGATCACCATGCAGAGGCCGAATATCCGGTCGAGGAAGTCGGGCTGGCCGCCTTCCTGGGGCTGGTAGGCCTGCTGGTTCTGCTGGGTGTAGAAGTCGTGCTGCTCACGCATCAACTGGTGCTGCATGGCGTCCATGGTCGGGTCGTAGCCCTCGGGCATGTTCGGGTTGAGGGCGTTGCCGACCTGGTGGTTGATGCTTGTGAAGCGGAAGTCGTCAGGCATGGGTTGCTCCATCCACATACGGTTGTGCTTTGCTCCGCAGCGGAGAGGTCTTGTCCCACACGTTCCAGCGCCCCCCACAGACCGGATCTTGTCCGTAGGCTACTCCGTCGGGAAATCCGGGCACAGAGGGGCGTTCGGGCTTAGGCTCGCCGTCCAGGCTCCGGCCGCACTTAGGGCACTTCTCCGGGTCTCGCATCGGGTACATGCCCATGGTGTCTCCTCTTATCGTGGACCTTCACTCTACGCGCTCGTCAAGCGGGTTGTCGAGACCGCTTGCGGAGGTGTAGCCTCGTAGATCAGGAAGTGTCTAGGAGGATGTCATGGACGAGATCGAAGAGGGGCGCACGATTCACGCGCGGGTGCCCTACGTACACGACAAGGAGATCCACATCTCCACAGTCCAGAGCCCCCGGGACGGCCTGTTCGTGGACGCTCGGGAGTTCGTCCCGAGCAAGGAGTTCTACGGTCGCGGTCTGACCTTCCCGCTCGGAATGCTCGACGAGATCCTGAAGGGTTTCGAGAGTGCGTGGCACGAGAACGGCGGAGGTGACTTCGGCGTGGAGAACGAGACCGAGGACCGCCTGGACGGGACGGCCGGATGATGGCCAAGGAGAGCCTGGTGGAGGTCCGCTGCCGGGGCTGCTGGCGGCTGCTCGGCGTGGGCAAGAAGGACGCACCGGTGTACTGCGACGAGATGTGCTTCAACGACTTCCCGGCAGTGTCCACCGAGGCCCGCGACGCCCTCGTGGAGGCGGTCTACTACAAGGGCCGCTACACCTTCGACCGGCTGGGCGACATGTTCGGCTTCACCCGCCAGCGGGCTCAGCAGATCGTCAGCAAGAGGGACATCCGTAAGGCTTCCTGAACGGGTTGTCAAGCCATAATTACAAAGCCGTAGACAGAAACGCCTAATCTCGAATCCGTAATGAAAACGGATTGGGGTTAGGCGTGTCTGCTGTTACGGAGGATGTCGAGTTCGACGACGCGACCAGCGACGAGACCGAGGCGGAACATCAAGCCCGGCTCGACACAGAGGTGGTGCTCGACCAGACCAGCCAGCAGTTCGTGGACGAACTGGTCTCCAAACTGCTGGTCATCGTCGATGAAGTCTCCGGCCACCCGCTGCGCCCCTACCAGCGCCCCTTCGCGGCCCGCCTGATCGAGTCCCTGATCATCGACGACGGCGCCACCATCACCGCGCTGTTCTCCCGCCAGTCCGGCAAGTCCGAGACCGTGGCCAACTGCGTCGCCGCCTGCATGATCATGCTGCCCCGGCTGGCGAAGATCTTCCCCGACCTGCTCGGCAAATTCGCAGAGGGCCTGTGGGTCGGCGCTTTTGCCCCCGTCGAAGAGCAGGCGGATAACCTCTACGGCCGCATCGTGGCACGCCTCACCAGTGAGCACGCCCTGGAAATCATGGCGGACCCGGAAATCGACGAGACAGTACAGGGCAAGGGCCGCTCCATTACCCTCAAGCGCTCCGGATCCCTCGTCAGAAAGCAGACCTGCCACCCCCGCGCCACCATCGAAGGCCGCACCTATCACCTCATTCTCATTGACGAGTGCCAGGGTGCCGACGCCAAAATGGTGAACAAGTCGATCGGCCCGATGGGTGCCTCGACTAACGCGACCATGGTGTTCACCGGCACGCCCACTTATGAGAAGGGTGTGTTTTACAACCAGATCCAGATCAATAGGCGAACAGCCACCAGACGTGGCGCCCGGCAGAACCATTTCGACGCCGACTGGAAAGAGGTCTCGAAGTGGTCCGACTACTACCGGAAATTCGTCAAGAAGGAACTCCTTCGCATCGGTGAGGACTCCGACGAATTCAAGTTGTCATACCGGCTCATCTGGCTGCTCGACAAGGGTATGTTCACGACCTCCGAGCGGCTGGACGACCTCGGCGACACCTCCATGCAGATCGTCCCGGCCTACCACTCCAGCCCGATCGTCATCGGCATCGACCCTGCCCGCAAGCAGGACAGCACGATCGTCACGGCCGTCTGGGTCCGGTGGGAGCAGCCCGACGAGTACGGATACTTCGAGCACCGGATCCTGAACTGGCTGGACCTCGCGGGAATGGACTGGGAGGCCCAGTACTACCGGATCGTGGAGTTCGTCTCGAACTACAACGTGATGGCGATTGGGGTCGACGAAGGCGGAGTCGGTGACGTCGTCATATCCCGGCTCAAGGTCCTCCTGCCGCACATCGACATAGTCCCCCTGAATTCCCAGCGCCCCGAGCAGTCCAAGCGCTGGAAGCACCTCATGGAACTGATGGACCGGGGACACATCTCCTGGCCTGCTCACGCTTACACCCGGCGCCTGAAGAGTTACAAGCGCTTCCGTCAGCAGATGGAAGATCTGGAGAAGAAATTCGAAGGGCCGTACGTCCTCGCAGAAGCCCCTCGCGCGGCTGACGCACACGACGACTACGCGGACTCCCTGGCACTCGCTTGCGTCCTCACCAAGGACTACACGATGCCCGAGGTCGAAGTTTCCAATTCTCCCTTCCAGCGCTAAGGAACAAAATGACCGACGAATGGAATGCCATCGGGTGGACCGCGCAGCGGCCGTCCACCGTGGCGGGGCCCGAGACGGCCCCCACGTCCCTCCCTGAGAACTTCACCGCTGTCACCGTCACTGCGAAGTACGTGGACGATCACGGCCACGCCCTCAACGGCTCCGTGGTGCGCTTCCACCCCTCCGTGCAGCGCGTAACCGACGGAGACACTGTCGTGTGGCTGCGCGAGGTCGACGTGCATATCGAGCGGGGAGCGCTGAGCGTAGACCTGCTGGCTACCGACGTATCCGGCGTGACCCCGGGATTCACCTGGCACGTTAAGGAGTGCTTCCCGGGCGGCGACGAGTACGACATCGCTCTCCCGGCCGCGACGGTTTCTCCCGTAAGCCTTTTCTCGCTGCCCCGCGCTTAGCGGCATTAACAACGCCTTCCGTAATCCTCCTACGCTTATAGCGTTCCCTCGCTATCAGAAGAGGATTACGGAATGGCTGGAAACCTCGCACCCGACCCGCAGTTCCAGGAGCGTGTCGGCACCGTCTACGAGCGCAAGAACGCGCTTAATACCAACCGTCGCGGTCCTCTCCGTTTCGAGGAGGGTGTCGCGACGGACACCGACGTCCCGAACGAGTTCACCAAGGGCGTCATGCAGGGGTACCTCACCGCCCCGGGTAGGCCCAATCACAACGCGAATGTGTACGAGAAGTACCCGCAGGAGACCATGGCCGAGCGAGTTCACGTCGGCTCTGCCTCATGGGTCGAGGCGCCTACCTATCTCGGAGAGTTCTCGCACGGCTCGTTCTCCGACTACGCGGCGGTCTCCTACGAGGAGGTCGTGCGCAACGGTAGTCGCTACGAGCGGCTTTCCCCGGCGGTAGTGGACGACTGATCCATGGTTGCGTTCCACGACCGCCGCAGGACACCGAAGGCGTCCGTCGATGAGGTGCTTCCCAAGCTGCCTCTCTCCAAGGGGGAGACCGTTGGGAAGCACCTGATCAACGAGCGTTATCTGGTGCGCGGCATTCCCGTAGAGGCCGAGGACGGTTCCAAGAGCCGCCAGTACGTCCTGCACGAGGTTCTGCCCAACGGCAATGTCGTGCAGCGCGGTGAGGATCCATTCGAGAGCCGCCGGGCAGCGAAGAAGTCTGCCCGTTCCCTCGCGCCCACGCGCATCGTCGAGATCTAAAGTCGGAGTCGTTTACCCATGAGCGGTGCAATCTCATTCGCGAGCCCCAGCATGCGGGCTTCGGGGTCGGACCTTACGGTGTCGATCTCTCCTCTCGGCCTTGTCGAATTGGCCGACGAGGAGTTTGAGGTGCACGGCCCTCGCCTCAATAGGTACTCCCAGAACTTCGCATACTACCTGGGTCATCACTGGGGATACCGGAGAGAAGCGGGCGAGGCTCAGATCACGTTCAATTACGTGAAGGCTTTCGCCGACTACATCAACAACTTCACGTTCGGACGCGGCGTCCACTTCAAGAGCGTGAAGCAGTACGAGCACATCATCCCCGGCCTGCTCAAGAGGGCCTGGGAGGTCGACAACCGCAAGGAGCAGTTGCTGTGGGAGATGGGCCAGCAGGGCGGCATCTCCGGCGACTCCTTCGTGAAGGTCGCGTACGAGCCCGGATTCGTAGATAACCAGGGACAACCACACGCAGGGCGCGTTCGCATCCTTCCCCTGAACTCCTCCTTCTGCTTCCCGGAGTGGCACCCCCACGACCGGGACCGTCTGATCCGCTTCAAACTGAAGTACCGCTTCTGGGCGACCGGCGAGGACGGCACACGTTCCGTATACACCTACGTTGAGGTGCTGACGGATGACACGATCGAGGAATACCTCAATGACGAGTTGATCGACTCCCGGCCGAACCCTCTCGGCACCATTCCGGTCGTGCACATCGCCAATTCTCAGGTCTCGGGTTCTCCGTGGGGTCTGTCGGACATCGCCGACATCATCTCGCTGAACCGTGAGTACAACGAGAAGGCGACGGATATCAGCGACATCATCAATTACCATGCGGCCCCCGTAACGATCATCAGCGGCGCGAAAGCAAGTAACCTTGAGAAAGGCCCACGCAAGGTGTGGGGCGGACTTCCCAAGGACGCCCAGGTGTACAACTTGGAGAATGGCGTCGATCTCGCTGGGCCGCTTCAGTACCTGGAAATGATCAAGCGCTCGATGCACGAGATCACGGGTGTTCCGGAAACGGCACTCGGTCAGATGCAGCCCGCGTCGAATACGTCGGGCGTGGCTTTGGCCATCATGTACCGGCCGATGATGTCCCGTTACGACCAGAAGAAGATGCAGTACTCCGTCGGTCTCCAGAAGATCAACGAACTCATCCTCAAGACGCTGTTCACCTTCGAGCCGGAATCCCGGCTGTATGACCCGTCCACCGAGGGCATCATGAAGGATGACCAGCCGCCGATGGTCGACGTTCTCGACCCGATGGCCTACTTCACCGAGTGTGAATGGCCAGCCCCTCTCCCGGTCGACACCCTCATCAAGTTGAACGAGATCCAGGCGAAGATGTCCATGGGCCTTGAGTCCATGCGCGGAGCCCTCCACGACTTGGGCGAGGAGTTCCCGGACGAGAAGGTGCGGGAGATATTCGAGGAACAGATCGAGGACGCTAAGCAGCAGGGCGCTCTTCGAATGCTAAAGGCGCAGATCGATTCGACTATTCTGCAACTGACGGGAATGCCGCCTGATGGGGCGGAGGCGCCTGCACCCCAGACTGATGCCGATGGGAATCCCGTCGGCCCGCAGCCTGGTGGTCCGAATCCGGTGACGCTTCCCGGTGGTGTCGAACTCGGCAACATCACAGCGCCTGAGATTCAGAAGATGACTAACGAAATCGTGACACAGGCGTACGGCCCACGCGCTGGGCTTCGCCGCGACCCGGACAAAAGCACCGACTAGGAGTTCGTCGCTCATGACGCTTAATACCTCGGGCATCTCGGTGCCCGCCGACGCGATCCTCGGGTACCGCAAGGACGGCCGTCCGATCCACACCATCGCAGGTGGTGCTCCGCAGCCCGGCGAGGGTGGCGACCCCGTTGTCGTCGTCCCGGCCGCTGTCGTCGAGACTCCTGCCCCCACCCCGGCCGAGGCGCGCTTCACCGCCGAGGACATCCAGCGGGCGCGGTCGGAGGAGAAGGACAAGTTGTACAAGCGCCTTCAGACCGTCGAGGACCAGAACAAGAAGTTCCTGGACGAGATCGAGGCCCAGCGCAAGGCGCGCGAGGAGGCCCAGGCCCAGGAGGAGCGCAACCGCCAGGAGGCCCAGGCCGAGGCGAAGCGCAAGGCGGAGGACGACCTGTCCGCCAAGGACCTCTTGTCGGTCAAGGAGCAGGAGTGGAACACCCGCTTCGAGCAGATCGAGCGTGAGCGTGAGCAGGAACGCACCCTGTTCGCCAAGGAGCAGGAGTTCAACAACCTCCAGACGTACATTCAGCGTCGCGTTGGTGAGGAGACCAACGAGATCGCTCCCGAACTTCTCGACTTCGTCGGCGGTAATTCGCCGGAGGAGGTCGAAGCCTCTATCGCTACAGTCAAGGCGAAGACCCAGGCTATTCTGGAATCGGTCCAGCAGGCTGCTATTCAGCAGCGTGCTTCCATGCGCGGTGTGAGCCCCACGGGCTATTCCACCACGGGACCAATGGACACCGATCCGGGCACTAAGTCGTACTCCCTTTCTGACCTCCGCGACATGCCGATGTCGGAGTACGCCAAGATTCGGGGCCAGTTGGGCGTCGGTCAGGCAGCCCAGAACCAGCGTGGACTGTACTCGTAATTCGGTCGAGTACCCGTAACTAAGGAAATCCAAGTATGCCAAGCGCGATCACTGGTACCCCGAACCTGTCGGCCTCCCCGACGAACTACTCGGGCGCCAACAGCACTCTCGGTGCGGCCATTCAGACCATCTGGAGCAAGGAAATCCTGTTCCAGTCGATGCCGATTCTTCGGTTCGAACAGTTCGCTGTGAAGAAGACCGAACTCGGCGTTCAGCCCGGTCTGACGATCAACTTCATGCGGTACAACAACCTGGGCGCGGCCAGCCAGTTGGTTGAAGGCGTCCGGATGCAGACCAACGCCCTTTCGGCCTCGCAGTTCTCCATCACCGTCGCCGAGCACGGCTACGCCGTCGCGGTCTCCGAGTTGCTGTTGAACGCCTCGTTCGACGACGTCATGGCGAGCGCATCGCGCCTGCTCGGACGCAACATGGCTCTCTACCTGGACCAGTC